ACCGCAAGCAAACCAAAAAAGGAGACCGCAATGATTATCGACACTACCAACAAAAAAGACGACTTGGATATTAAAATCATCACAAAGATCAAACCAGATCGATGGAAAGTCCAGCACCCAAACGGAAGCTGGACAACCCACGAGAGCCTTGAAGAAGCGGAGGAGTATGAACTCCCTGTCTTTGAAGAAATCGAACCATTTTAACTGGAGAAAACAAATGAAAAACCGATACGGAGAATTACCAGAAAACATCCAAAAACGAATCAACGGAATGATCAACCACACTGCAAGTGCAAAAGGTATGCCCCCGACAACATGGGGTTTCATCGACGATGAAGACTTCGGCAGACTAGCTGAAATTGTCGGTAGTCTGGTGATCGATCAATTTAATGACCAAGAAAAATACCGCAGAACAATCTATATTATTTTCAACGAGTTCTGGGCTGGGGTGAACAAGCCATGATGAAAGAACTCTTAACCAACATACTGCCCATCGCCCTTGCCTGGGCAGTAGTTATCTACCTAGTTCATTCTTAATAAATCGGAGGTACCAACCATGCCCAGCACCAAACCGGGGCCAAAAGCTCCAAGTGAACCAAACGTCAAAGTCAACATCGTCATGCCCCTCAGCATGAGGCAGAAACTAGCCCAGCTTGCCCAAGACGAGGGAACAAGTCTGAGTTTCATTGCGAGGAGATTCATTAAACACTCACTGGCCGGAAGATCGTCTGGCCGCTACGGAGGATGAGGACCGTCAATTAGGGCTGGTCCACATTAAAAGGGCCAGTGAGAAATACATGGGACATTGTAACCCGCAGTCACCAAGGGTTGTCCCATGTGTCCCTCATGGTCTATATTTTATTTTAAGTAGAACATTTATTAAAATATTAGGGACATACGGTATATGTGGGACAAATCTCCCCGACTTATAATTTTATGTGGGACACGGGACATGTGGGCCATTCCTTTAAAATCAATGACTTAGCGGTCTTCGTTGTCCCATGTAATTGGATGCCCTAACCATTCTCCGAATTTTTCCCTCGATTTATTCAAATCCCCCATCCTGTAAACATATTTTCTTGACGATCCTCGTCTCAGTCGTGTCTTGGTGAAATCACTCCCCAGCATCTTTCTCATATGTCTTGCGAAGACATTTTGTGTTTTCGGGTATCGGAACCCCCGGTCCTTAGCGTGATACTTGTAGGCGTCATAAAGTTCTTTAGCTGACACTTCTAGCATCCAGCCGTCGTCGAATCCCGTCTCCATCCCCTCTATTTCCCCCTCTTCTAGTGACGTGAGTAACCACGACCCAACGCAGTCAAGTGTGGCAACTTTTTGGTCCGCCAGCCCTACTGTCTGCGGTGCGATATGAACGTTGGTTTTGTTCACATCTATCCCCGCCAGCACTGTCATCAGTGCTTCATACCCCCCATTCTCAAGCTGGTCAAAGATAGCTTTGAAATATTCTTTGTTCCCGGCCTTCCCCCCTGTCATCTGAAATATTGCCCATCGGCGCTCATCTTCCGATGCTGGCACAGCCCATTCTTCGTTAGATGTTATGCCTATCCGTAAATAATTCTTCACCATATAGGGTTCGAACCCTTTTCGCTCGATCATATGGAGCTTGCTGGTGACTAGCATCTTCAATTTGCCTTCCGCTTGCTTGTCCCCCGCCCAAAAAGCTTCTTCAAATTGCACGAGCAAAGCCTTTTCCATGTGTGAATTGAAATTCCCGATCAGCATCCGTTTGTCGGCGGTGATGATATAATTGTCACGCATCAGTTCACCGATTACGTCAAACACCAGTGACTTGCCCGTGCCCTTCCCTCCTCGCAACACAATTGAGGTCTCCGGTTTTTTCTCCGGGTACTGAATCATGTGAGCAAAGAAGTTAAGCAACCACCGGTACAGCCCCTGATCGCCCCCGCAAATCTCATCTCTTAAATGCTCAAGATATAGATTGCATTGCTTCTTTGCTTCTTTGATTTCCAGCCCATAGATCATGCTTCGCGTGAACCCGCACCAGTGGTTGTACGCGCCTTTGATCGCTCCAATTTCCCCTGGAAAAAAGGTGAACCCGATATAAGTTCGCCGCTGGGGGGAGACGATCCATTCTTTGCTGAAATAGTGACGTTTGTTGTCCGAGCCGATGTAGCTATCGCTCACGGTTAGTCGGTGAAACGCCTGTTCGCTGTGGAGCGTGATATGCTTTTTGCCGTCATCTCCTCGTTCTTCTCTCAGGATCACGTATCCAGTGCCGATGGTCACCAGGGCGAAGTCGCGGTTATATCTTTCCAGCAGAGTCAGCTTCCGTTTTTGCACGGGAGCGCTATCCGGTTCATCCGCGAACTGAGCTTCGGGTGTTTCCGCCCCAATATTGTTTGACGAATACTTGTAGGCGTTCTCGACTTTGACCCTGAGTTCGTCCCCACCCCATGGCGGGGAACAGTTTTCGTTCCATCCCCCCAGCATCAATTCCAAGCATTTGTTTTCGCTTATTCCCATATCCCGCACTTTGGCTGCGACCCCGAAAGCTGCTGCGTCCCCGCCGCTGCCTTGCACACTGAGTGGTGCGCGAGCTAGATAGTTTTTCGCTTGTTCAATGTTGGTTTGGGTATCCAGGTCTCCCACGGGAGTATCCTTGGACTTGGAAGTGTTCACCTTTTGTACTTTTGACCGACAAAGCCGCGTGGCTTTGGGGGGCAGGTTGGCGATTGTCGCGCCTTTATTGACCGGCAAATATTCAACGCCATCGATTGTGGAACCGATGGCAACCACGTAGCCGCCGTCTGCTCGAACGTCTACGCCCGGCCCGATTTTTGATACGGAGTTGCTCAACCTTATGTTTTCGGGTGCGTTGAAAAATACATGCCGACCTCCGGTAGGGGTCTTAGCTTGGAACGGACTTTCTTTGATGCCCAAACCAGCCCAGGTGGATTCACCGTCTACCCCACCCTTCATGTCGATGTCGAAAACAACTAGTTTTTTACCGCAGGATAGGCCGATGTTGAAGTCCTCGCCGTTAGCCCACGGAGCGGCGTCTGGCTTTGCCTCTGTTTGCCAGCCTTTGTGTACCGGTGTCTTACCGTTCGGCTTGAGCGGGAAAATGTTGAAACCTTTTTTGGCTAGTGCCTGGGCGTATCGGTATTTTTTTGTAGGCTTGGTCATCCTTTCTCTCCATGTTCGAATCTTGCACTTCTGGCGGTGTTCAATGCGCTATCCACCGCCAAGCTTATAGCGGCGGTGAGAGCATAGGGCGTTTGTTGCGTCATCTCACGTAAATCGATTGTTCCCCATCTGACTGTTTTCAGGTTTTCATCGTATGTGCAGTTTAAGTGTTTGTGTTTATCCGGGTTGTCTTGGCTGGGGATGTTGCTAAGTACCGTGATGCTTTCTTTGGATTGTCCTACAAACGCCTCGATTTTAAACTTGTCCATATCTTTCAGCGGCGGACCCTTCACCTCCACCACCCCGATGCTTTCAACTTTGAAGTCAGGCAAGTAGCGGATGATCTCCCCTTCGTGTTCTATCTGATAGCCTTCCGGCTCGTAGTGCCAGCGGAGCGCCAGCGCGTTAAAGAACACCGCCCATCGGGCTTCCAGGCGGGATCGAAATCGACAGCCCTTGTATTCTGTCTCTATGGCTTTGATGCTCATCCTTTTCTGAATCTCCTTCCAGTCCAGCCTTCTGCTGCGAGGGGCAGATTATCCGCCCATTCCGGCGGCGTTGCCATGATCGTCTCAAACTCAGTCAGTGAGCCGCCTTCCGGCATCATCGCCACGACCTCATCGTGGACGTGCATGACCACTGGGTATCCGTTTTTTTCAATCCGCACCAAAGCTTCGGCTAACAAATCTCTGGCCACTGCCTGGGTTATGTTTTCTGCAAGCTTGCCTCCAAACGTGGTCAAAGTTTCAACCTTGCGAGTAAAACTATTCTCACCAATATACTGAATTCCTTTGTCCGCACCCCACGGTTTAGTTACGGTAGCTATCCTGGCGCGAGGCCAGCACATTAGTCTCCCGCTGGGCAACTGTAGCCAGAGATGTTTTTTCTTGTATTTGAATATTAGCTGGCCAACCTTGACCGCCTCTTCCGGTGATCTCAGAGCTTTGAGGGCCGTTCGTTCGAGATCGTACCACCAGTTTACGATTTGTTTATTTGTTTTGCGCCACAGCCTCACAACCTGATCTACTTGCCTACCGGGCAAGTCCAGGCCGAAATTCAAGGCCATGGCCTTGAATGCTCCTTTAGCTCCTTGATACCCAAGTGCTAAAGTTGCTACCTTTCCGATTTGTCTCTGGTATTTGGTGACGTTTTCGTTATCGGGGATGCAATATATATCTCTAGCCGTGTACGTGTATAGGTCTTTTCCTTCTCTAAACACGTCAAGGATATCCTGTTGATTGGCTAACCACGCCAGTGTTCGCGCCTCTATAGCGGAGAAGTCCGCGCAGACGAGAGCCTCGCCTTCGGGCGCGGCGATTAATCCGCGCAAACAATCGGATACATCTTGCAGTGATTTCAAGTGGAACGTATCTAGCCGCCTCTCTATTTCGTCTTGCGAACAGAGAGGCCGGGGAAAGTTCTGTGGTTGGACACGCCGTCCAGCCCAGCGCCCTGTTGACCCCGCGCCGTTAAATTGAAATATTCCTCGTATCCGGTTATCATCCATGGTGCCTCGCTGAAATGCTTCTAGTTTTTTCGTTGAGGTCTTTGCATATTCACGTCTGAGCATTAATGCTTCCCGTGTTTTCTTCTCACGGGCTGGGGTGCGGTTATCTAGTCGTTTTTCTATTTCGTCCAGCGCCTCATCTAGTGAAGATTTGGCGACACTCTTTACGTTTGTGAATTCCCTCAAGTTGGTTAGGTCAGCGCAAGTTTTCACTTTGCCGCCTGTGACCTTACGCATTTGTTTGTTCAGCCTGTCACGTTCCGCCTCGCACCAGATGATTAGCTTGTTTACGTTTTCGGTGTCAACCGGCACACCACGTTGGTTGATCTGCTGGTCAATTACCCACAGGGCTTGCTCTTTATCGGACAGTGGCCTTAGTTTTTTCGAGATTGCTCTTTCGAGTTCAACATCTTGTTTGCAGTATTTTTGCAAACGTGCCAGACGGCGGGGGTCTGTCCACCATATAACTTTATCGCCCTCAATTTTGCGGGGGCGGGACATCCGTAACATCAAGGCGTACCCAGTTTTATCTTTCTCGATGCCCAGCTTTAACGCGCTGGCGCACTTGTCCAGGCCAAGCGGAAGACTCATCGCGCCCGATGCCGCCATCGTGCATCTGCATTGTACGGTTGTAAGTATTGGCCAGCCATATCTTGGAACCATGATGTTGTTCCAGATAGCCAACTCAAAGGCGACGTTCCAAGCGCTAACCGTGCCGCCGTTTTCGATGTGTGTTCTTATTCGATCTGGCACGGGATCACCCTGTGACCAGACACACACTGGTTCTTCGTCGAATCCATAGGCCATCAGTGATGCGTCTGTCAGCGGATGCCTGGCGTAGATGTCTACTCCCTGCTTAGACAGATTGACCACGGAATACGTCTCGAAATCGATGCGTAACATTAGTTGGTTGCTCCGAAGACGGGGGGAGACGTATATGTCCCCCCCCATGTCACATTATATTATGTTGTCGTCTTCGGCTATGTCCTCGACTTCACTGTCTTCGTCGTCAGAAAAATCATCGCTGGGGTCACTACCGCCGCCGCCCAGTGCCTCACCAGGTTTGACCAGGAGAATATTACCCAAATAAAACGTAACACCTTTGTTGGTGTCCACATCGAATCCCTTCGGTGTGACCATAGCTTTCACATAATCGCCGGACTTGATTTCATCCTCATCCACAAAGTAGGTGATGCCTTTTTCTTTGCGGACAACATTTGGGGCTTTGCCTTTTGTCGATACATTTATGTATCGACCTCCATCTTCATGGCCGTCTTTCCCGTCTTGGTCTTCACCGTCTCGGAACGGCCAGCCTGAGCCACCATCTAGTTTTCTCTTCCTTACACCAGACGGCATTTTCTTCTCAGACCCGAAGAACTCAAGAGCCTGATCCCAGGCGGCGTCTTCCAGTTCCTCCAAATCGGCTCCCGGCTCAAAAATTAGCATACAGCTATATTTATCTTTACCGTCCGTATCCTTCTGTGGTGAGTGTAGTCTAGCGTAACTTAGCCGCGCTAGCGGCGTTTTGACTGCGGACATCTTGTCCTCCTTGTCTAATCGTCAGCAAAATCGCTGACCGGCCCCGCCCCAACCGCTGGTGCGGGGTCATCTTCGGGAACAATTTTTGTTCCAGAACTCACACTGACCTGTAGCGTCTTCGCTTCTTCGCGTAGCTCCTGTGTCAGCAGTTTATCTATCTGAGCAGGACTCTTTAGAGTCTGCTCATTAAACAGATCATCGTCCTCAAGTCCTAGCTCTTTCAATGAGTCGAGTATTGACTGGTCAAAATCCCAGTGACGTGTAGGTCTTTTTTCTACCAACTTAAATCCCTGAACGGTGTCACCTCGTTGGAGTCGCTTGAGCGCCTCACTCTCGACTGACTTTAAGTATTTTGTTACAAAGGATGACCACCTTAATATTTCAGTAAACCGATTATCACTTAGTGTGTCAATATCTGGATGCCAGACCTCTCCATCACTGTCAAATTCAAGTCCAGCTTTATCCAGAGCGAACTGTTCGAGTTCAGGACAATGCGGTTTGTGCCTGCACCACTGGCATTGCACTTCACCGGGGATTCGCGGGGCATTTTCCGATTCGGTTGCCAATGCGGCGGCTCGGAGCGTCTTTGCATATTCATTAAGATATCCTCGTGTTACCATCCACCGTTTCACCGGCTGGGGTACTCTTGGCTGAACAATAATCATCTCGATTTCCTCAACGGTTTTCTTCTTGTCGTGGCCAAGCAATGCGCCGATGGCGTAACACAACGTCTGGGGATTTCCCCGCGCCTCAACTACTGTTCTGCCATATTTTAGATCGTAAACTTTGAGAGAAACGATGTTCACAATTAAACAGTCCAATGTTCCCCAGAGGTCTGGGTGTACTTTGGTTAATCTGACCTGCTCTTCGACGGACATCACGGTTGAATTGCCGTTTCTCTCTTTGGCCATCGATTCCATATCAGACCTGATCACGTCTAGATACATTTGGACACCCACGACCATTTCTTGGTCAACTTCAAATTCCATGTTGTCTACGTTGATGATTTCCCCCTTGAAGAAGGACGCATCGTGGCCTTCGTTTAGACAAATCTCAGCTATTTGGTGGGCGGCGGTACCTTGTGCTGCATATATGTTTGATTCGTGCGGATATTGTTTAGAAGCATTTACGCTTCCGGGGCAATTCATCCAACAAGCGGCGGCGGACGGGCCGATTGGGCTATGCTTCATGTTGACCTCATGTGTTCGGTAAAGAGTTTCATCCAGATCGCTCGATCATCTACTCGCTTCATCACTAAATCATCCAATGTGTTATCACAGACTAGAGTGGTTATAGTTACCTCGTTTTTTTGCCCAAGCCGGTGCAGTCTGCCGATAGCTTGTTGAGTCGCATCTCGTGACCACATGGGATGGAAAATGAGCGCGTCCTTAGCACGATATTGAAGACCATCAACCCCGTGGCTTAGAGAGTTTATTTGGGCTAGCAGGAGTCTACCTTCTCCAGCAAGGAAATCCATAACATTATCCGCGCAATAGTGGGCGAACACTTTTTTCAATCGCTGATGTTGCTGAACATACTCATAAAAAATAATCGCTGGGCGCTTATCGCAATCCACAAACCAATCGACAGCGGCGTCAATTCGGGCGTCATCGAGTTTCTCGACGTTTTTATCCTCGTCGTAAAAAAATCCCGATGAAAGTTGCCGAAGCTTACCGTCTCGAACGGCGGCGTTCGCCGCCTCATGGTTTTTGATTGTCATATCTTTTTTCATTTCATTATACGCAACCCGCGTATCGGGCGGCATTTGAAAACGTATCACCTTTTCGGTGAGCGGAGGGAGCGTCTCTTCTTTATCGCCGTCCACTATATGGACTAGGTCATGTATACGTTTCATAATTCGCTTGGAAGCACCGTTTTT